GTTGATGATATTACCCTCAATTCTAATATCATTACAACTTCCACTACTGATGCTGACCTTATCTTCCGTGCAAATGGTACAGGTAAACTGGTTATCGAAGATGGTCAGGAACTAGAGTTTGGAACTACAGGAGATGTAGAACTCTCATTCAATGACTCAGATGCAGTTTTAGATGTCAAACGTGTAACAGGAACCCCTGACTTGCGTATCGCTGACGATATGAAACTAATCTTTGGTAATAACAAGGATGTTTCCTTTGTCTATGATGAGACAACAAGCGATAAACTAAAAATTGATGGTGCAGACATTGAAATTGGAACCACATCAACCAGTAAAGTAAATTTTGCAAATACCACAGATGCTTCTAACGTTGCTACTGCGGGTGTTACTTTTGCGGGTGGTATTGGTGTTGCAGCAACAGCACACATCAAAGATTTAAACATAGATGACAATACCACTATTGGTACAGCATCTGGAGACTCTCTGACAGTCAACGCAACAACTACTTTCCAGAATGGCGTAACCTTCAACGGAACAACAACTATTTCTGGAACCACATCTCAATCTGGTTCTATCGAGATTGATAATCTTAAGTTAGATGGTAACGTCTTATCTACTATCAACTCTGTTCAAGAATTGATAATTGACCCTGATCCTGCAACTGATGCGGGTGGTCTTGTTATTATCAAAGGTGACTTACAAATTGACGGAACTACAACTACAGTGAACTCTGCTTCAATGTCAGTTAATGATCCTACAATTGAATTAGGAGATCCAACAACTCCTGTTACACTGACTGCATCAGCAGCTGGTGGGCAAGCAGACGTTGTTGTAGATGCTGTAGATCAACTACAAGTTGGTGACGCAGTTACATCCTCAGTAACTGGTATCGCAGGGTCAACTGTTATTAATGCTATCAACGCAGGAACTAAAACAGTTACTTTAAGCAATAACCTTACTCAGACAATGGCAGCTGGTTCTGTTCTTGTCACAGTAAGTGGTGCTGATGATGCATTAGATCGTGGTGTTAAGATCCACTATAATACTTCTGGAACTAACAAGTTTGGTTTCTTCGGTTATGACCGCACAGGTGGTGCCGATGGAGCTGGTGCATGGACATTTATTGAAGATGCAACAGATACAAACACTGTATTCGGTGTTACAGGAAACCGTGGTACAGTTTTACTAGGTGACTTGGAACTTGATACTGACCTTGAGGTTCAGTATGGTGGTACTGGAGCAAGCACATTTACCACAAATGGTATAATTTATGGTAACACAGCGGGTGCTTTGCAAGTCACAGCAGCTGCAAACATGTCAACACCTGGTGCAGGACCTGACGTGTCAGAATCATATCAAGTTCTTACAGTAACATCTGCGGGTGTACCTGTATGGACAAACACAATCGACGGTGGTACTTTTTAAAACATGAACGCACAAATTGTTATTTCTACATTACAGAAAAAAATCTCTGAATTGACACTGATAAACGTAATGATGGAGGCACAAATCTCCGATTTACAAAGTCAGTTAAATAGTATGAATACTGAACAACAAACTGAGAATGCTTTAGATGGCAACGAGAATCAAGCTAAAGAGATCGACGACAGCAGCAGCAGTCCCGACCACTTCTAATTTAGAAGATGGTGAGGTCGCTCTTAATATAGCGGATAAGAAATTATACGCTAGAAACGGATCCAATATAATTGAGGTAGCAAACCAGAAACCTAACACAGGTGAGGTGGTTACTACCATGCTTTCCACTGACATTACAAATGGTCAGGGGAATACTTTTTATGTTGCCACAGCTGGTTCAGATGTTGATACTCTTGCTAATGGTGGTGGTAATGGTAAACATCCAGATACACCATTTGTCACTATCACAAAGGCACTAGGAACTGCTACATCAGGAGATACAATCATAATTGCACCAGGTGAGTATCAGGAAGTCTTCCCAATGACTGTTCCTGATGGTGTTACAATACGTGGAACAAATTTAAGATCAACATCTATAAAACCAACAAACGCAACAAGTTCTAACACTGCCTTTATCATGTCTGGTGATTCTCACCTTTCAGATATGACTATCAAAGATTTCTTCTATGATAGTGGTAACGATGATGGATATGCATTTGAAATAGTATCGAGTATGAACTCTACACAGAGTCCATATATTGAGAGAGTTACAGTTAATACAAAGGGTAGCGTAGTATCTGGTTCTGATCCTTATGGATATGCACAAGGAGATGCAGGACGTGGTGCTAAACTTGATGGTGCAAACTTAAACGCTGCATCACAGCATAGTTCAGTTCTATTCAATGAGTGTACGTTTATTACTCCTAATCAGATTGGTGTAAAAGCAACCAATGGTATTAGAGTTGAGTGGTTAAACTGCTTTAATTACTTTGCATCTATCGGTATTCAAGGTCTTCAAGGTGCTACAGGTAAAGCTGGAGCAGGATCAACTAGATTAAAATTTGGTGGTGTTAGTGGAACATTCTCTGCATCTGAAGTTGCATATCAGTTAGAAAACAGTTTTCAGTCAGGTGCATATACAAGAACAGGCACTACAGTAACTTTAACTAGAACTGCACATGGTTTAGTAAGTAATGATTACATCTATGCAGACTTCATCAGTGGTGGTGCTACAGATGGATTTTATCAAGTAACTAAGGTAGATAATGATAATGTAACCTTCACATCGGGATCTGGTACTATATCCTCAAGCAATGTAACTTACAAAAAAGCGGTTGGTCGTGGTGTAGTTTCTAGTAATGATGGAACATACGTATTCATTACAGGAAAAGGAACTGGAGAGTTTGTAACTGTAAACAAATCACCTAAAACTTTAAGTAGATTTGGTGACTCACAGTTAGATACAGCACAAAAGAAATTTGGAACAGCATCTATATTATTAGACGGAACAGAAGATAACGTAAAGGTTCCAACTGACGAAGACTTTGGATTTGGTACTGCAAACTTCTGCGTAGAAGCATTCATAAGACCTGGTAGTGTAACAGGCACACAAAGAATATTTGACCTTAGAGATAATTCTGCTACAGATACAGCACCGACTGTATATCTTAATGGAACTGCATTGCATTTTGCGGTAGGAAATACATCACAGATAAACGGTGGAACATTAGCAATTGGAACTTGGTATCATGTTGCTGTTGCAAGAAATGCAGGAACAACAAAATTATTTTTAGATGGAACTGAGATAGGAACATACACAGACGCTAATGACTATGGATCTACAACTCCTGTTGTCATAGGTTCTGATTATCAGGCATCTCCTACAGAAGCATTTAACGGACATGTAGATGAAGTAAGAATTAGTAAAGGTGCTGCTCGTTTCACTGCAGGATTTACTCCTACAACGACAGAATACAGTTCAGATATCAATACAGTGCTATTGCTACATGCAAACGGTACAGACGCTTCTACGACCTTTACAGACGCATCTGGTGGAACATCTGATATTAGATCTAGCGGTGGTGATACTGCTACATCTGTTATCACTGCTGACTATTCTCAGTTTGGTGCTGAAATTCGTTCAGTTGGATCTGCATGTGTATATGGACAGAAAGGTGCACAGGCAGATGGTTCTGGAACAAAACTAATTCTTACATCACATAACTTTGCTTATGTTGGATCTGGTGCAGACTTTACGAATGACCCATCTCTTGCTGTTCAGAATAATGAAGTAGAAGAACTCAATAGTGGTCAAGTTCTATTCTCTTCTACAGACCATCTTGGTGATTTCCGTGTTGGTGACGCACTTACAGTTGACGTATCAACTGGTAGTGTAAACTTTGCAGCATCATCAACAGCTCAATCAGCAGCAAACATCACATTAAGTGACTCAACTGGAACAACTAATATATTCCCTGCATATGTTGAGACAGGTAATTTAAGATTAGCAGGAAATAGTATTACATCTACCACAGGTCAGGTAATTGTTGACCCCTCTGGTGAAGAAGACTTTGTTGTTAATGCTGAGACAATCGTTAAGGATGCAATATATTTTGATGTTAATAAGTCAATATCATTTGGTAGCACAACTCAAGGTTCATTAAAAATTGGTGGATTTGGTGGCAGTACAGTATTTGGTTCATCAGAAGCATCTACTTTCTCAACAAGAGCACTTACTGTTATCAAAAACGGTTTAGGAACTGTTAATATTACTGGTGCAGGAACTGGATATACTGGTGGTGTACAACCAACAAACGTAACTTCAGATCCTTTCCAAAAGGCAACTATAAGCAATACAATCAAAACAACTGGTGGTGTTAAGAGAGTAAACTTAACAAACAGAGGTTCTGGTTATACAGCTGAACCAACCGTAGCATTCAGTTCTGGAACAGCAGTTGGAGATGCTGTTTTAGCAACAGGTGGTAAAGTTGAAGCAATAACAATATCAGATGGTGGAACTGGATATACATCTGGAACAATTAGTGTTGCTGTAGATCCCGCAACACAAAATAATTTCACAGCATCATCAACATTTGTAAGCACAAGTGCCAACACAGTTACTTTAAGCGGACATCCACTTGAGACTGGAGATGAGGTTACATATAATAATGGTGGTGGAACTTCAATTGGTGGATTAACCTCGACATCAAATTATTTTGTTATTCGTGTTGACAATGATACAGTAAAACTTGCAGCAAACTTATCAGATGCAAACGCAGGAAATGCAATATCACTAACATCTTTTGGTAGTGGAACTCATTACTTCCAAGGACAAACAGCAGTTCTTGGAACTCCTGTAATTAGTGCAGGGGTAATACAATCAATAGCAGTTACCAGTAAGGGATCTGGATATGGAAACGCACCTGGCATTAATATTACTGACTCAGGTAGTGGACTTAATGCTATAGCAATCGCTTCATTCGGTAGAGCAGTATCAAGTATCAATGTAACAACAGCAGGAACTTATGCATCTGGAAGTGCACCTAATATATCATTTACTCCTGCAACAGGAGATACAACTGGAGCAAACGCTGCAGGAACACCTATCTTAGGATTTGAATTAGATACAGTTACATTAGCAACTCAAGGTTTAGGATATAGAACTTTACCAACAATATTGATAACAGTAAGTGGAGAAGCACCAACATCTGAGGCAACAGCGACTGTAACTTTAGATGAGCAAACTGGTAGAATTGCAACTTTAACACTAGATGGTGCAGGAGCAGGATATGAAGCTAACCCAACTATCACTCTTGAAGGTGGTGGTGGAGCAGGAGGAATTCTTGGTGTAAGTATTCAATCATTAACAGGATCTATAACTGCTACTGGATCAGGATATGCACCTGGCACATATTCAAATGTATCATGGACAGGATCAGCAGCAGGACAAGGTGGATCAGCAACATTTGTTATACCTGGTCTTCAAGGAGGTATCACTACAGCGGGTTCTAATTATATTGACACTGGAGATACCCCATACTCTATTACCTTTAGAAACCCTGCAACCACAACTTATACTATTACAGTTGCTCAAAGAACTAGACTTGGTTTTGTTGGTACTATTACAAACGGACCTTTCCAAGTAGGTGAGACTGTTACAACAAATGGAGCTGGTAGTGGATCTGGAACTGTTACTGCAGTTGGCACTAATTACATATATTTGAATAATGTCACTGGAACATTCCAAGGTGGACAAACAGAAACCGTAACTGGTGGAACCTCTAATGCATCTGCTTCTATTGATACTCTTGACACAACAGCTAATAGATATCTAGTCAATGGAGTTGAAGGACAAAGTTTAACTTTAACTGATGACAATACATACAGATTTGATACCTCCGATTCTAGTGTTGCAGGACATCCACTAGCACTTGGAAATGCGATTGCAGGAGTTCTTGGAAGAAGTTTTGGAACAGCAGGAAGTACAGGATCATATTTTGAAATAGTTGTTGCACCTGGTGTAGCTGCATTAAGTTTAACTTCATATCTTAACTGCACAGTTCATGGTCAGGGTATGATTGAACCTGGCATATTATCTTTTGGAACTGGAACTGCAGGACAAAGTGGAAGTGGTATGTTGGCAAATATCACTGTAGCAAGTGGTGCAGTAACTGGAGTTACAATTACACAACAAGGTGAAAATGCCAAAGTTGGTGATGTATTAATAGTCGATGCTTCAGATTTGGGTAGTGCTAGTGGATCTGGATTCCAATATACACTTAACTCAAATAATACAGGTATTACATCTGTAACAGATATATCTTTATCTGGATCAGACTACGTTATTGGAGAGGTATTGAGTGTTGCTGATGCAGACGTTGGTACTGGAGGGGGTAGTGGATTCCAATACACCATCAGTAACGTTGGTTTTGCATCTTCAATAACTGTAACAGATCCTGGTGCAGCATACGAACTTGCTGATACATTAATACTAGGACCTCTTGGTGGTGAAGGTATTACACAAGGAACTGGATTCTCAATTTCTCTTGCAACACTAAACCCAATTAAAGCTCTTGAATTAACTCAATTAGGTGAGTTAAACATGGGTGAGGGTGGTGGCTCACAATTAAATATAAAACCAACTGGCGATATCACAGCAACATCATGGAGTATTAACGCATCTGGTTTAGCAAATCTTAATTCAGTTACCACTAGTGGTAATATATCTGCAACTGGAACACTTGCTGTTACATCAACATCAACATTTACAGGAATGGCAACCTTCAATGGTGGTATTACTGTAAGTGGTGCAGATTCATCAATAGACAGAGCACTAATAAAATTAAATGATGGAAGTGCAACTGCACCGTCACTTACATTTTCTGAATCTGGATCTAATCAAACAGGATTCTTTAAACAGGCAGCAAATAAAATTGGTGTTACTTTTGGTGCAACTGAGGGTATCAGATTAGATGGAACAAATTATTTTGATACAAAAGGATTACAAGTTGATGCAACCCTTGGCACTACTAATCCATTCCTTAAAGTAGAAACTACAACTCCTAAGTTATCAATAGGTGCTGCTGCTACACAAATAGAAATTAATAATGCAACAACCATTAGCACAGCAGGAACAGATATTGATGTTCCTCTAACTTTTGACACTAAAGGTGGTGGAAATTTCACATTCAAGGGTGGTACAAACGTTGACTTCATCATTGATGATGGAACCACAGAAGTATTCAAATTAGAAACATCTACAGGAACTGCATTATTCAGTGGTAATTTGGATGCAGGAAAATTAAGAATTAGACAGAATGTTGTCAGTAATAATAGTTCTGCAGCAGTTAGATCCTTTGGTGAAGTTGTTGCACTAACAGTTACAGGAACTGGATCTGGATATACTGATGGAACATATACAGCAACAGCAACCACGTCAACAGGTGGTGGAACTGGATGTACAGTTACAGTCACAGTTGCTAGTGGAGACTTCTCAGCAGTTACTGTTGTCGCAAAAGGTCAAAACTATGCGATAGGAGATACACTTGTAATTACTGCAGCGGGTGGTGGTTCTGGTAGAACAGTTACAGTTAGCGATATTGATGGTCAGGGTGTTGTATTAAAACCTTCAACAGGAAAGGATGTATTATGTGATTCTACTGGTTCTCTTATAATTCCATCAGGTACTACAAACGAACGTCCTAATGTATTAGATCGTATTACAGGTGCTATCAGATTTAATACTTCACAGTTGCAGTTTGAAGGTTTCAATGGAAACGACTTTGTTTCTCTTGGTGGTGTTCGTGACGTTGACCAAGATACTTACGTATTAACTGAATCATCACCTGGTGCTGATGAAGATGTATTTGAATTCTTTAACACTGGTGTTAATTCATTAAGTATTGCTCAGGATAAGTTTACACTTAGGACTGCAAGAACCTTTGAAACTGTTGGAACATTAAGTTTAAAAGGAATTGATACAGATAGTAATCCTCTTGATGTTCTTAGAGCTAATGCATCTGTCTTTAAAGTTAGAAATGCAAAAGATATAGAAGTTACTGGTGGTGGTAGACTTAGAGCAGTTCCAATCCAAGGTACAATTTCAACCATAGGAACTGTAACATCTAACGGAAATAATTACGGAACATCTCAAACATATACTGGAGTCCCATCTACAGGGGAATTTGAAGGGTCAGGAGCAACATTTAATGTTGTGACAAATGGTAGTGGTGGTATTACATCAGTAGCAGTCAATGTAGGTGGAACTTTATATGAAACTGGAGAAATAATTACTATTGCGGGTAACGCAATTGGTGGAGCAACTCCTGCAGATGATGTTACATTCCCAGTTACAGGATTATCAAGCACTTCTACAGCATTTTTACGTCTTGATGTTTTAAATCCAAACTATACTACTAGATTGAGTTCTAAGTCATTTATTGATTTAGATGGTAGTGGATCACAAGCAGGATGGAAGATAAACAGAGGATGGAATGCAGGAACATCATCATACTTAACAGTATTTGATTCTACTGCTACATTTATGGAACTAGATGACTGTCGTGTAGAAGGTGGTCAGTTAACATCGTTCCCAACTACTGCAAGTATTGTACAGTTTGACAAGACTGTATATAAAGGTGGAAAAACTCTTGTAACTATTGAAAGTGATGACGGTAAAGTTCATATGCTTGAGGTTACAACTGTGTGTGCTGCAGCAGGAACAACTGCACATGCTACTGTTACTAACTCAGTAACTTCTGACAATGATCTAGTAGATGCAACTATTAGTGTCGTTGGTTCTAACGTGACAATATCACTAGCAAAATCTAGTGCTGCTACATCATCATCAAACTTCACTGGTAGATTTACAACTACCAAAGTTAAAGCATAAATAACCTCTAGGTAACCTAAGACAATGCCCGTAAAGAATTTTTCATCAATAGG